CATCTGGCTATCCTGTTTATTGATAGGGTAGCCAACAACAACAACGTAACCAAGGAGAATACAAATGACTAATCTATTTTATAGTGATGAGGAACTGGCTCAGATTAACGAAGCGTTGGGGCTTCAAGAAAAAGAAAGTAAATCAACCCAACGTGTAGACATCGACTTACACTGTGGTGCGTTCACGATAGAGGTACGTCATGGGTACAATACGCTGCTGTGTAATGGCAGCTTTGTATTCTCGGACCCTGATATATCCAAGGTGTACATTGCGTTGGGTAAACACTTGGAAGGAGTAGGCAAATGACTGATATTGTTACTGACGGACCATCCGTCACTATAGATAAATCACACGGCTCCCCCTTTGATAGGGGTGGCGCAGACTTCTGGTATCACCGACAGCCAGAGCCGCACTACTGGCCTGAAGGCACGTATCATGGGGTTAAGGTAACGGAAGACCGTATGTCTGCTGTAGAGATAGCAGCATACCTAGCAGGGTATGCGGAAGCGGAAGAGTTTGGTGATCAGAAGGACTATACATGATGGACAAGAAAGATATTTTTGATAGAGTGTGTGAGTTATTGGCTCTCATAGTCATATTTGTAGGCACTATATACCTTGTGTACGGTGCTGGCTGGTGGTCATAGCGTGATACACTCTAGGGATAGGGATGCTAGGCGTCCTGATAAGGCATGGCAGACAGAGTATCACAAGTTTTGTTTACGTCGATACAAACCTGATGTTGACAAAGGTAGGGATACAGTGCAATCTATAATCCAATCAACTACTGACGGACCATCCGTCACTACAACCAAGGAGACGCAGTATGAATAGTACACAACGCATCAAGAAAGAAGTGATGGAGGAACTCACTAAACATGTGAGCCTATGGGAAGCTGAGTACTTCTGTGCATGGCTTATGAGCAAATATAATATCAAAGAGGAGAAGTAATCATGGCTAAAAACTTACTCGGCAAGAGCCGCAAGCAAGACAACCCGTATGCTGTATTCAAGGGTGAAGGCCCTTTCGGGGAGACAGAGATGCTCTTACTTAAGACGTATCAGATACCCTCTAAAGAGAGGGAGAACCAGTATGCACGTTGGTTCGTAGCAGTGAAGACACCTATGACGTATGGTTCCTATGATATGGGTGACTCATACATTCGTGAGGCAACATTAGGCTTGACATTAACGTATGCAAGTCCTGAATATAAGGAGCAATATAGCTAGGGGGTTGACTTCTAATAGCAGTCCTGTTTATCTAATGGGACTGTTGTTATGGATTAACCTTACTGACGGATGATCCGTCACTAACACCAAGGAGACTAAAACTATGACACTTCAGGAAATGTTTGATAAAGCCGTGGCACACTTTGCTCAAATGGAAAAGCCTTCTCTCACTACAACTAGTGAAGATTTGGGTTACGCAGACTGTGCGTATCGTGGGCATGAAGGTAACAAGTGCATCGTGGGTGCATTTATTGACGATGAACACTATGACCCCTCCTTTGAGGGCAAGAGTGTTAGAGAGTGGGACTCAAGATTTATGGAAACACGTACGTTTCAACCTGTGCTTAATGCTGTGGCTGCATCTATGGGTGTTGAGGCTTTGGATGATGAGCAGAGTCGATTATTGTACCAGTTGCAGCTTATTCATGATGATCACAGTGATGGATTTGACATAGTTGTAGATAACTGGTATGAAGTAGTTAAGCCATACTTAATTGACTTGGCTGACGATTGTGACCTAGAGTATGCTAACGTTGGCTAATCCGACACTACAACCAAGGAGATAGGATATGACATACAAGCTTATAGGCGTTGGCAATAACGCTAAGACCATCAAGGGTGATGGCTCAGAGTACATGACAGGCATCCTGTACATGACACCTTGGCAAGTTATGGTTGATGGCAAACTGTTCAACTCATGTAGTATGGCTGTACTTGCTGGCTGCATAGAGGGTTGCCTCAATACTGCAGGGCGTGGTGCTATGAACAGTGTGCAGACTGCCCGTCAGCGTAAGGCTGAGTGGTTCTATCGTGACCGTGATAGCTTCATGGCTCAACTTGTAGTAGATGTCACCAAGTTTCAACGCTACTGTGTCAAGCGTGGTATACAACCCTGTGTACGTCTCAACGGTACAACAGATATACGTTGGGAGCTTATCAAGGTTGACGGCTTTGCTAACATCTTTGAGATGTTCCCTGATGTAGTCTGGTATGACTACACCAAGATTGCCAACCGTAAGACTTCTCATATCCGCAACTACCACCTAACGTGGTCGTTCAGTGATGCCAGCCCTGCATACTCTGCCATGTTGACAAAGGCTTTGGACAATGGCATGAATGCAGCAGTAGTTTTCCGTAGTCAACACATCATCCCTGACACATGGCGTGGCTTGCCTGTCATTGACGGAGACAAGGATGACTTGCGTTTCCTTGACCCGCAGGGTGGACATGTAGTATCCCTGTATGCCAAGGGTAAAGCCAAGAAAGATACTAGCGGTTTCGTACAAGATCACTGACGGACCATCCGTCACTAACACCAAGGAGTAATACAATGCAGATCAAAAGAAGATCATCACTTACAGGTGAGGTAAACACCAAGGAAATCAATGTAACCCCTGCACAGATTGCAGCATGGGAAGGGGGTGAGCTTGCACAGAACGCTTTCCCTGATGCTTCCCCTAGTGAGCGAGAGTTCATCATGACAGGGTACACTGACTTTGATTGGGATGAAATGTTCCGGGAGATTGACGATGCTTGAAGCTATATTTTGGGATGAGTGTGGAACTATAGCAGTAATAGAGTACAACCCTGCCGACACTGAGATTGGTGACTTAATTGACAAGTACCCTGATTGGAGATATAGGTATTCAAAGGAACCCTACGTTCCTTCTTATGAGCCTGACTACTATGACCCTTACGAGGGTGACTATTATTAACGTAACTGTAACGGAGTAAAACTATGAGTGAAGCACACTACCTATGTGAGCTATATGTTGATGAGCAAGACACCTATGAGATCATGCGGTGTAACTCTTTTGAGAGTGGCTCAATAGCGTGTAGTAAATTGTCTGAGGCATTCCCTAATGCAGCCTTTGACCTACTGACGGATCGTCCGTCACTACACTACAGGGACTATGACGTTGACCACTACAACACACTACGCCATGCCCTGACACAACCTAAGAAACGTAAGGCTACACTATTTGTAGTCGATGGAGGTAAGACATAATGAAAGCAACAACACTAGAACTAAAAGTACTTGACATGTGTGAGAAACTACTGCCAAATACTACTATGCGAAACAACAAAGAACTCGCATCACTACTAACTGAAATCCGTACCCAACTGGAAGGTAAATAATATGTTTGCACTTATCGCTACTAAGCCCCTCAATGACGACACTTATGGCTGTCGCTTCAATATCCTTGGCATCAAGGGTCTGACCCGCCGCCGCAAGTTCAAGAGCCGTGGTATTGGCCTTGATCGTAAGGGCTGCATGACTGCGTTTCACTTCTTTAAGCGTAGCATCTATGTTGAGACAAAGCCTAATCGTCATGTGGCTAACCCTCGCCGCTTGCGTCACTTCGCTGGCTGATTGTTGACTTTGGCTACCCCTGCTGCTATACATGTGGCAGGGACATTCTTTAATAGGAGACTACATCATGGAATTGACTGACATCAGACAAGCAATGCTTGCACTAGACACTGCTGACCTCAATGAGATCATTGACTTGGCTCATGACTTAAAGACTGTCATGAACCGCGCCAGCCTCAAGATTGGACAGAATGTTTGGGTTGTACAAAAGACCAAGCGCACTGCAGGTATCATTGAGAAAGTTAACTTAAAGAAAGCACAGGTGCGTATGCGTGGTTCTATCTACAATGTACCCTTTGCAATGATTGAGGCAGCGTAAGATGCAACGATCCGTAATCAGTCTGTACGACTACACAGGTGAGGCTCTCAAGCCTTGGGCACATGCAGGGTATACCTGCTATGCCTTTGACATTCAGCATGACAAGGTTGAGAATGTTACACACTATTCTGGTGGTGGTTCTATTCATTATTGTCATGCTGACCTGCATGAGTTTAGTACCCACCAAGATTTGTTCTTTCGGTTACATGGTCTTAATGTAGTTTTCGGTATGGCCTTCCCTGTATGTACCGACATGGCTGTGTCTGGTGCGGCTCACTTCGCTAAGAAGGCAGAGGCTGACCCCTTGTTTCAAGATAAGGCTGCACAACACGCCACTGACTGTGCTGAATTATTTGATGATATTGGTTGTCCCTACTTTGTGGAGAACCCTGTATCTGTGCTGTCAACTCTGTGGCGCAAGCCTGACCATACGTTTCACCCTTACGAATACGGTGGTTACATTGCCAAGAATGACGCACAGCATCCACGTTGGCCTGACTACATTGCAGACCGTGACGCCTACCCTAAGAAGACTTGTCTATGGACAGGCAATGGCTTTGTTATGCCCACTAAAGTACCTGTTGAACCAAAGAAAGGCTACAGTAAACAGCACTTGAAACTAGGCGGTAAGTCTGCTAAGACTAAGAACATACGATCAGCTACACCCCGTGGCTTTGCCAGAGCAGTTATGCTGGCTAATACAACTGACGGACCATCCGTCACTAACCTCAAGGATAATACCAATGGGAACCAAGATAGACCACGACAAGCTGTACAAGATACAGACCTACTCGTTTAATGATGCAGTCATTACTGTGACTGAATCTCTCTACAGTCGTACTGAGATTGATCCACCTACCAAGCCTAACAAGTGGGGTCATACACTTGCTCCTACAGTACACGCTGATGGCTCTGAGCATTACTACAAGTACAACCATTGGGAAGAGGTTATTGCTGTGGTGCCGCTGCACTTTAATTATGAAGATAACCTGACTGAGGCTGACAAGATCAAGGTAGTTCTTGAGACTGTTGATGCCTTACAGAAAGCTTATGCTTCATATCCTGATGGAGAGATCAGCATCAGTTGGACTATGCGTAGGTTATGTATCAATGAGTAGAGGTGAGCCTAATCTGCAACACCTCTCTCCCTTATCAGAGGAACGGCAGCGTCTTATGGATGCTGTCGAAGAGGCGCAGTGGCAGGGTGACTTTGATCAGAGTGATTCGGCTGAGTTAGAGCTAGAGTATATCAATACCTGCATATCCAAAGGCGAACTATATGTTCCACTATTTTAATACACTTTTGTATTGGACAGTGTGTGTTATTGTTGCTATAGTTTTTGTAAGTCTTGGATTAGGCTTAGTATAAAGGAGGACCACATGGCTCGTAAGATTGGTGAACTTAAGGCTTCTGATACAGTACAGAAAGCCTGTGCTTTTTATATGAATACCCCTAAGTTTGCCAGCCTAGCGGGTAAGACACAAAGAGACTATGAAAGGCATCTGATGACGGCCTGTAATACAGCAGTACAACGAGGTAAAAACCTTGGAAACATAAGATTAAAAGACCTACGTTTTGCTAACGTTACAGTAGCCTATGATACTTGGGAGCGTGACATAGGTGTGAGGAGTGCAAACTACATAGCCACTGCCCTGAGTATTGTATTGAATACATCTATACGTCATCAGGCATTGTTCAGTAATCCTGTATCTCTAATACAGAGGTCCAAGACTAAACCTCGTAAGGTTAGATGGACTACACCTCAAGTTAAATGTTTCCTTGACACTGCGTACAGTCAATGGAAATGGCGTAGCATTGGCTTGATTGTGCACATGGCATTCAACTGGGCGCAGCGTATAGGAGATATGCGTATGCTTAAGTGGACTAGCCTTGACCTTGTTAACAACACGTTAGAACTAGAGCAAAGCAAACGTGGTGAAGATGTATTCTTACCTATACAAGGTGGCTTGATTGACATGTTACGCCAACAACAGAACGACTTTGGGTTTCAAGATTACGTAGCACCTAGAGTAGAGCCTAGAGCAGGTGCGTACACACCCTATGATGACGATGAGATACATGTGCTAGTTAACCAAGTTAAAAGTCAGGCTGGCCTACCTAAAGAATTGACAGCTATGGACTTGAGGCGTACTGCCATTACGCAGATGGTAGAGCGTGGCGTTGATGTGGTAGGCATCATGCAAGTGAGTGGTCACGCTAACCCTCAAAGCGTTAAGCCTTACTTGGTCAATACATTGGTAGGTGCTACTAAGGCATTGTCTAATAGAGAAGAGGACATGATATAATGAACATGGATAAATTTATAGAAGACTTAGACTTAAGTGAGGGAGACACTGTAAGAGGTGATTGCCCTGATTGTGGTGGTAAGAATACATTCACTGCCAACAAGTCAGGCGGTGCCGTCTTGTATAACTGCTACAAGCTAGGCTGTAAGATCAGTGGTGTTCACACTGTAGGTATGACTGCTGCTGACATACAAGCTAGGATGCAGGAAGTAGAACAAGATAAACCTAAACCAAAGGTAGAGATTATGGAATTACCTGA